GATTTTCCTGCAGCACTTAAACTGGTAACGTTTACTGTGTAAGTCCCTGGAGTTGTGTTAAAAATTTCAAAATCAGTACTGATAATTGTTTGAGTAATAAAATTACCACTGTTGTACTTATAACTGACAATGTATTTAACAACACCTGGTACTTTAGAAAAACTAATTATAAGTTTTGAAACTGCTGAACCATTTTTTTCAACTATAGTTTCAAGTGCACTTATATTGCCTGGAGGTTCAGGAGGTTGATTAAGTATCGATATAGGTTGCGGTGTAATGCTTACTCCAGCCTCAATACTGTTGTACTTATCAGCAAAATAAGGTATTCCAGTTATTGTATATTCAGTCGAACTTACTTCTTCAACAGACACTACACGAAACTTTTGTGTTTTTAGTGAAATAGTTTCTATTACAAATTCTGTATTTACATTCGGTGTTTGTGAAAATGCTGCACTTAAAGTGACAACACCATTATCTTGATTTATGGCTGCAATACCTCTTGTTTCAAAAGAACCATCTGGTAAAATCACTGACAATGTAGCACTAGCATCAGTGGGTAGATCTGTATTCTTAGTATCATCTACAGTCATAGATGCTGCTGTAGCCACAGCAATAATTTTTCCTCCTCTACGTACTCCTGAACGAACTGGGTCGTTTACTTCTACTACATTTCCAGGTCGTACCAAAATACCTGATGATAATGATGCGGTAAAGGTTATAACCTCGCTTTCAAATTCCTCACTGAAAAGTATATTTTCTCCAAATCTTCTAGCTTGACCCCTGCTTGTGCACCCAAAAGCTTGAACTCTTTTTACAATTACACCTAATTTACTTTCTAAGTTATTTTTGTTTATGACTTCTTCATAATCAACTTTTTGTGTTTCCATGTTGAAAAAAGAAACGGCTACTCTTGTTGATCTAGTTTTTAAACTTGTACCCGAATAATTAAATCCTCCAGGACTTACATTACTTAAATTGTATAGATAGCTAGAATCTGTTGGTTTGTCCTGATATAGAGTTAATTTCCCCCCAGACCAGATTGCGACACATCTCATAATACTGGCTATAGAATTAATCAAATCATATGCTTCTATACTTTTCTGAATATTTAGATTGCAAGCAAATCTAGCCTCTAGTCCTCCTTGCCCATCATTCACTAATTCATTGGAATATTGTGATGCAGATACAAATGAAAATAAATCAAGATTTGCTGATTTAATATGTGCACCAAATCCATAACGATCATCTAGTAATAAATCAATTAATGCCATTGCTGGACATGTATTCCATTGGGCTGAGCCTAACGTTCCATTAAATACATATCCTGCTGGATAAATTATCCTACCTGTTTGTATATCGACAGTAGGAGTACCAGTTGCATTTGCAGCAGGAATTTTTGTTTTTATCCCTCTTAATCTATATTTTCGCTGTGGAACACTAGAGAAATTTTCAGAACCTAATCTTAAATAAGCATAAGCAGAGTTTGGATATGTATTTGGGTCATCTATTATTTCTCCGTAATTACTCCAGATAAATACATCTTTTAAAAGATCAGATCCTATTCCTGTATCATCTGCATCTAAAGTTGCTCTTCTAACTCTTATATTTACAGGAAAAGCACCAGTTAAATTTAATTTGTATTCTTTTTGATAAGGATCTGCAGAGCGACCTGAAACCGTATCATCAATAATGTTCGTATAAGCACTTTCGTTATTATATTGAACATCTATACCTAGTTGAACTGATGACCCTACAATATCTCCTACATCGCCTACATTTTCCTCTTTTGCTGATAAGGTTCTTTGTAAAATAGGAAAAGTAATTAATATTTTTACTGAAGTAACAGTTGGATCATTTAATGTTCTAACAACACCTGGCAATGAATTTTTATTTGGATTATTTACTTCTGTGTTAACAGCAACAAAATTTGCACTACTGGTTACATTAGGTACTAAAGGTTGACTTCCTTGACCAAAACGAATATCGAAAATGACATTATTAAAATTTGGTGTACCTTGAGCGTTGTACGCAGAAGTATTATCAAAAAATACATCCTGCAATGATTGTTGCAGATATTGTGTAGTAAAAGCAGTTGTGCCAGCTTTTGAAGGCGTGGGAAAACCCTCTATCTCTCCTTCAGAAAGAAGATCTAAAAAAGCAACAAACTGTTCACTATTTAAATTATCTTCCGCAATACTAGGAAGTTCAGGATCACCGCCACCTTTACTACCTGCACCAGAGATAAATATTTTTTTATTTTTATCAGTCATGCGGTTGCAATTATTTGAACTGTATCTACGGTCGCAGATATTATAATAGAACCTGTAAATATTTCACCATAAATAATAGGCACAGGAACTCCTGCTCTAGCTGTATTCTGTATTTGATTAAAACTAGATCCTAATGTTGGGTTTGATTCATCAGCAAAATCAGGCAACGTAGGTGCAAATAAACTAGAAATACCATTAAAAACCATAGCCGCACCAATGGCACTTAGACCTGTACCAATAGCTGTCGCAGTCAAGGCTCCTTGAGTTGAAATTCCAACTACTGCTGCACTAGAACCTAAAAAACTTGTTGTACCAAACAAACCCGCTCCAGGGAAAAAGAATGAAGAAAATATTAATAGCCCACCAAATACAAAATTCATAAAACCATCTCCTGCTCCAGCAATTTGAGGTATTATCGTTATTTCTCTTGATCCTATTGGATCATGGATTTGATCCTCTGTTATATTTTCATCTCCTACATCAATTCTAAAATAGTTTGCTGCTATATACGCTTCACACTTTGGAAAGTTATGTATTAAAAAACTAATAACAGAAGGTAAAGAGTCAACTTGTGCTTCAAGAGTTGTATATCCTGTTATTTCAGCTAATTTACCATATAGATTTATTTTATTTAGCATAACGATAGATAGCTCCCGTGCACTTCTGATACCACTTATTATACTCTTCTCTACAACTTAGTCTATCTGTTAAATGGTGCAAGATCATTCCGTTTTCTATGTAGATTGCACAGTGATTCAAACCTGGACTTCGTAAACTCATAAAAATTATGTCCCCTTTTTTTAGAGGTTCTTCTCCAGAAATTCTTGAAAATCCAACAGCTTCAATGTTGCTTTCAAAAAATGGGTTTCTTGAAAAATCATCTACATTATTAGGTCTTTCAGGATAATTATCTAAAGTAGTTTTAAATTCTTGCTCATAAAAGTCAGTAACAATAGACCAACAATCTGCTATTCCCCAACTGTACTCTCGACCAACTAAAGGTGCTTTATAACCTTCTGGTTTGTACTCACCCCATGTTTTTAATCTTGGATTAATAATGTACCAAGGTATTCCATGTTTTTCACAGTTCATCTTATCTGCTTGAGTTGCAATAGGAGGAGTATTTGGATGTGAATGTATTACCGCAACAACTTGACCTTTTTTTGTGGCTTCTAAATAATCATTTTGATCTAAAATAAAACTTCTCTTAGGTCTTCCAGCAACATTTTTACATGGAAAATAAACTTTTTTACCTTTAACATTTAATAATAATCCGACACTTTCTTTAGGATCTTCAGTTTCAGCGTGTAATAAAGCTTCTTCTTTCCATTTCATACAGTAAACGCTCCAACAGAAGGGAAATCTTGTTTAGTGCATACACGTTTTGGTGCTCTTACTCCTGCCATATCAAAAATAGCAGCTAATTCAAACTCTACAACTTCTCTGTTTTCAGTTTTTTTCCTGTCTATTGTATAAATATCTTGAGGAAATTCTGCCGTCGGATCAGGTGTTCCAAATGGATTTACACCTTGACTAAAATTTACAGCATCAAGAAATTTTACCATTGTTCTGATTCTTGTAACTACTGCACCTGTTAAATCATTTCCAAAAGTTGTTTGATTGACACTTAATAGAATAGTTGACATATAACCTAAACCATTACTGATTATTAATCTTGGGCGAGGTAATTGACCTTGAGGATACGAAAATCCAGAAGCTTCAAAAGGAATTGCATTATAAGTATTACCCTGCCATATGATATCTCTACTATTTCCTGCCGTAGAATTTGCATTTATTCCTGCATGAATACGATAGATCGTATTAGAACCATGTAATGCAGTTGATGTGGCAATAGTAAATAGCTCAATAATTGAAGAAGGATTTGCACTTTGCAGATCACTTACAACAGGAGCAGTACTCATGGCTCAAATACCTCTCTAAAAGTTGCTTGAATTGTTGCTCTATTTACATAAGGAATTGTTTTACTCCAACTTTCACATACATATTTACTTTGACCGGATAAAGTAACAGTTACATTTCCTGAAGTATTAACGGAAACACTACTATTGAAACCAAATAAATTGTCATTAGTAACAAAACTAACCACAGCAACTTGATCTGTTCCACCGCCACTTGTGAAATCAACTGTTATTGTATCCCCAAGTGCAATACCATGATTAGTAATACTTATACCAACAGCGTTTGCAGTTTGAACATATGTTCCTGTCTTAGTAAAACCTTCACCTGGAGGAGTAAAATCAAAACTAGCTTGGTCATGTGCTCTACTATCAAGAAAAGCCTCTATAACATCACCTTCGGTTTCACTTACATCATAAGTTAATGAGTAAATTTTTGGATTTTGATGAGCAGGTAAGCCAAAATTTATTCTTTGTTCATATCCATCTGCAAAAGTTATAACTCTCTTTTTTGGGGCGGAAGATTTCCTTTGGTTATAAGTAGGATTGATATTTGGAAAGGTTGCCATTTACCTTAATAAACCTCCAGGTCTTCTCTGCTTTATTAATTCTGATTGTATCGCAATTGCCAAAGCATCACCAAATTTTCTGGCAGATTCAGGATTACTTTCAACAGAAGAACCAGATGCATCCACATTTACAACTATATTTGTAGAACCTCCAAGGGCATCATTTGGTGTAACCTTTCCTGATACTCCTGGAGTAAATAATTCTGGACCTTTTTCTCCTACTATATAAGATTTACCTGCTTTTGCTGGACCACCTGTAGCTAATCCTGGAAGACCAAAAGCACCTAGTATGCTAGTAACACCAAACTGTACAAGTGATCTTCTTAATTGTGCAAAAACACTACTAGCTATTTCACCTAAACTCTTAGTTCCTGTAATAGCACTATCTATAGCATCGACCAATCCATCTCTTACCGTTGATCCGATTTGGTGATAAAGTGCTTCTAATTTTTCTAGTTGATTTATTTGCACTAATTGCTTTTCTAACTCTACATCACTTAAATCAGTTCCTTTATTTTTAAAATCAACTATTTTTCTTTCAAGTTCTGCTCTTTCTCTGCCTACTTCTAAGGATCTGTTAAGAAAGTCTATACGCTCTTTTAAACTAGCTGCAATCGTTGGATCACTTGCTGTCGTAAATGCACTTTCTCCTCCTCCTATACCCTCGGCTAAAGCTTGAGCTATTGTATTTGCTTTTCCTGCTACAGTTAATTGTTTGCCTATAGTTTTGCCTTTACCTCTTCTTACTTTATCGGTCATGTTTGAAGCAGCTATTTCATCAAATCTTTCTAAATCTGGTCCAGACAAACTATCTCTAAAATTCTTAAATTGTGAAGGTACAGTAAATGTTTTTAATATTGTATTTAAAGCATTTATAGCAGGAAGTATTACTTTAGCTAACACGGCTTGTAGAGAAGCTCCTAGCTGTCCAAAAGTTCTAGCTAATTCTTTCGAAGATTTACCTAATGCCTGTACTCGCTGCAATCCATCTTTTCCAAGAGTTATAGTTAATTCTTGAGTAAGTAACTTAGCTAATTCTTCTTGTTTACCTAATTTCTTAAGTGCTGCTGCTCTTTTTTCGGTTGCTTCACTACTAAATAGGGATTTTTCTGTAACAGTGGCTAACGCTCCATCTATATCCTGTAATCCTTCTCCAAATTGTCTCACACCGCTTATAGCGTTTGTTATTGTCTGAAGTGCTGCTGTGGCTGCAATACCTCCTGCAAAACCACCCATTTGTCCGAACATTCCACCGATACCACCACCAAGACCACCAGCCAGTGCTCCTACTGGTCCTTGCCCAAATAACAGAGGAAAACCACCACTTATAAGAGCACTTTGAAAATCAAATCCTCTTGTTGCCCCTATTCTTTGTCTAAAAGTTTTTCTTGGCTGCGGACCAAATACCCCTGGACCTGATCCTGCAAAATTTCCCTGTCTTATAGCGGTCATTCTCGCACTTGCTTTATTTCGTTTTGCTAACTCTATGTTTTGGTTTTTAAGTACCTCTAGTTCTTTTAAGGCTAATGTTATGTTCTTCTTAGCTAAATCAAACTTTTTAGCTTCCGCCTGATTATCGGCTCTAGTTAACTTACTTTTTATTTGAGTTAATTTTGCACCTTGTAAATCTTGCTTTAAGATACCATTTCTTATTGCTTGGGTTCGTTTCTGTAAACTTGCTATTTGTGTTTCTGTTTTAAGCCTGGTATTTGTAGTAGATAACGCAGTTTTAGATGATTTAGTCTCTTTTCTACCTAAATTTGATATTTCTGTGCCTATTGTTTTTAAGTCTCTCTTAACTTGCTGAGTATTTAATTTTATATTTACGCTATACTCGGAGGCCACTAAACTTTTCAGAATACACGAATACTAAAAGTTTAGCGTACTTTACGAAATTGAGCTTGTTTTCGTGCGTCTTCGTATGCTTTTTTCTCTTGTTCAGCTTTTATTTGAAAATATGCGTTCCAAGCAAACAGTTCTTGGGTTGACATTTTCTCTCTTATTTCCTTGTGTGTATAGCCTAGCTTTTCTGCTATAAAAAATTGCAAAAATACGAAACTATCTTTTTCTAACTTAGCTTTTTACGGCATCGGGGCTTTCCTCCTCGCCCATTCCCTGCATTTTAGTCATTACATCCAGTAAAACAGATAAAGGTATCTCTCTTCTAAGTGCTGGTAAATCTCCTGATACAAACATCTTCGCACCTGTTTCATCTTCTGCTTTTGTAACAATAACTTGTAACGCAAAATCAAGACTACCTTCATCTTGACCCTTATTCATAGCTATTAATGTACTGTTTATGGTGTCTCTATCGGCTATTGTAAGAGGTTTCCAAAATATTTTAAGAACAAGTTCATCTCCTTTAAAAATAGAGTAGCTACTACGTTCTTCGACACTAAAAGCAGCTTTTAGTTTGTCAATGGCTCTTGTTGTTGGCATAAAAAGTTATATCTATTCTTGTAGTATAACTCAAAGTACAGATTTAAGCACTCGTACCTTTGTGCATTGTATAGCCACGTTTAGGCTTGAACCCTACTGTCTGAAATCCTTTATTAATATCTTTTTCTAAAAAATTACCTCCTAAATAAATAAAATACCAATTAGGAGAATTAGGTCTAGGGGTTGTTTTAAACCTTGAACCATCTGCTCTTCTTTGGTTAAACAACTCTTCATACATCTGATTTGGTTCATAAGGACTCTTTTCTTGATTAATTACAAAAGCTGCGTAATCAGCTTTGTTTCCTACATAAATAGACTTAACTAAAGAAGTGTATATTGGTTTCTGCCTTTTGGGAGCTTTACGAGTTGTAAATATAGGATTATCAATATCTTTTCTTGGAATAGTAGGTGCAACAGGACTTCCTGTTTTTACTTCCCAAGCAGTGTTAAACGTTCCAGTAAACCAAGGGCTTCTGTTTTGTAAAGAATAGTGTATCTCTGAAGCTGCTTCTCCTTTACCTTTTATTATCATATACGCTAAATCACCCGTAAGATGTTTTATATCTTTAATCCTAGGCATTAGCTGTAAAATCGCAGTTTATTACACTCATAAAGTGACTTTGGTCATCTGTTACTACAGATGATGGTCCACTAATTTCAGTTACTCTTGGGGTCACTGAAAAAGTATCTGTATAATTATTAGCATTTACAGAAATAAGACCAGTAATAACTGACTCTGAAATTGCGGAAGCTGCAGCACTTCCTTTGTTAGATGGAGTCATAACTGCACATCTTATTGTTCCTGCATAGTATTTAACAGCTTCACCCTGAGACTGATTTGTGGATTGTGTAAAATCTAAGTTAACCATTACGTACTTTTTTGTATTTCCAGGCGTAGTAAAAGGCATATTATCAAATACTATCGTTACTGTGTCATCGGCATTTAAAACGGCTGTGTTTATTGCAGTTTCAAAAGCTGCTCTAACATTTACTATGCTCATCAGAAAATAATGTCTATACGAAATAAATAATCAGATCCACCTTTTAGTGTTCTTATGTTAGTAATCTTTGCAACTCTAGTCGACCCTGAAAAACTTAATGTTATTTCGTCTTGTAATAAAGGTTGACTATCTCCAATTAAATCAGGTGTTATCAGTAGCCTAGCTGTGTTCTCTTGGAATCCAGACTCTTCAGTAGAATCAATGTACTCTAATATGGCATTTATGTTATATGTGACATCAGTTGTGAATATTTTTCCCGTAGATGGATTGTAAATTGGATTTGTTTTTCGAGTGTAAGTAATACTGGTCTGCAAAGAAGGACCAATACTGTTTAAAACTTGTTTTGCGGCTTTAGAAAAAACGCTATCTAGTTGACCTGCCATTATCCTCTAACTACCCTCATTTGAAATGTTCCTGCTCCACCTAGCATATACGCTCCAAGGTAACTTTGTAACCAAGGATAAACATCTAAAATATTATTTACAGAGCCCGTGCCTTGACTATCAGTATTGTATTTTACTTGCATATCGCCCATTTTTACTTCGGAAAAATTACCATCAGTTCCAGTTGTTCCTGTTATAGCGTCAGTATCATTGGCTAAGGCTCTAGCTAATTCATATTGTGCATATTTAATATTTACTGGAATCGTAGAACAAGCTAATTCAACACCATCGACTTGATAATTATTTCTAGGAAATTTAAGTGCCTGTCCGTCATCACATCTATCACCGTAATACACAAAACTATCAATCCATCTAGTCGCTGATATTAATGCTCTATTCTTTTGGTCGTCTGTTTTATTTGTCCAAGTTGAAGAGTCTGGAACTGTCTCAAAATAACTATTAGCTTCTGTCAATGTGACATAACTATTAGCATTAGCATCTTTTATAGTCGCATTTATAGTAGCTGCCACGATTAATAAAGTAATT